CCACTCGCCCGGCGACCGAGCGCAGAGACGCACGGAGACGGAACGAGTGAGGAGCGAATCGCACCGCTGAGACGAGGCGTGAGCTCGACTCCGACAAAAATGTCGGGCGGGCTCACGCCTCGCTCTCGTATCGGCCAGAGAGCCCCGCGAGCCCACCCCAGTACGCAGCACGACGCCCCATGTGGAACGTCGAGGAGCCAAACCGATGACTCTCACCGAGATCCGAGCGGCAATCAGGGCAAAGCGCACGGAGGCAAAATCTGTTCTCGACGCGGTCGAAGCCAGAGGCGAGACAGCGGAGTGGACGGACGACGAGGACAAGAAGTTTGACGAGCTCAAGGGCGAGCTCGGGAAGCTCGTCGCTCGGGTGGAGCGTCACGAGGCGCTCGGCGAGGTCGAGGCGGCGATCGCGGCTCCCGTCGCGGCGGTCGCGGCTCCTGCGGCTCCGAGCGCGACGCCTCCGTCTTCGCCCGTCGGCGTGACAGCGGTCCGCGAGCGATGGCTGGACGATCCGATGCGTGGCTTCAAAACTCCAACCGAGTATCTCCTCGGCGTGATGGACGTCTGTAGGGGGTTCGAGGTTCCGGCGGACACGCGAGAGAAGTTGATGTCGCTCCGCCCGAAGGGGGCACGTCCGCTCTCCCTGGAGATCCGCGCGGCGGTGGGCTCCGACGAGCAGATGGGCTCCGACGATCCTCACGGCGGCTTCCTCCTCCCGACGGCGATGTCTCCCGACCTCCTGACGGTCCAGGCAGAGAATGACCCGCTGGCGGGACGGACTCGGAGCGTGCCGATGGTGGCTCCGACGGTGAAAATCCCCGCCCGCGTTGACAAGAATCACGCGACCTCCGTCTCGGGCGGTCTCACTGTTTCGCGTTCTGCGGAGACGGTCGCGAAGACTGCGAGCCGGATGTCATTCGAGCAGGTCGTCTTGCAGGCGACCGGCATTTTTGGGCTTGCCTACGTCACCGAAGAGCTCCTCCAGGACTCGGCGGTTACGTTCGCGGCTCTTCTCGCGTCCTCGTTCGCGGACGAGTTCCGAGGTCATCTCTTCAATGAGCGACTCAACGGGACCGGCGTCGGCGAGTTCGAGGGGATCAACAGCTCTGGATGCCTCGTCGTCCAGGCGAAGGTCGGATCACAGACGGCGACCACGTTCAACTACCAGAACGCGGTCGAGATGCGGACTCGATGCTGGGGCTACTCGAACGCGATTTGGCTAGCCAACCACGACGTCTTCCCGCAACTCGCGCTCATGGAATCGAGTGGCGGTCAGATTATCTGGCAGCCGTCGATCCGCGAAGATCGCCCGGACCTCCTCCTCGGTCGTCCGATCTTCTTCACCGAATACTGCGAGACGCTCGGCGCACAAGGCGACGTCGTTCTCGGCAACTGGGGCGAGTTCCTCGAAGGAACGTACCAGGGTCTGAATCAGGCGGAGTCGATCCACGTCAGATTCTCGAACCACGAGCGGGCGTTCAAGTTCTGGCTCCGCAACGCTGGCGGTCCGTGGTGGAGGTCGGCGATCACGCCGAAGAAGGGCGCGTCGACGCTCTCCCCGTTCGTCGTGTGCGCGATCAGGGCTTGATCTCCGCGTCGCGTCCGTCTTCCGAATCTCTCGGCTGAACCGAGACAAGCTCAAGGAGCCCAACGATGGCATCAGCAGTAACGACCGAGCGAGCGCTCGCCAACGCGAAGCGCACGATGTACGACTTTGATCCCGGCGCGACGTCGCTCACCGATATCGCGTGGGTGGACATGAAGGGCTACGACTATTTCCTCGTGGGATTCTTCCGAACCGTCGGGACGTCCGTCGTGGTTCTGAACATCATCGCGAACGAGGTGAGCAACGGATCCGGGACGGACGTCACGATCAAGACACACGCGATGGGGTCCGCTCCCGACGCGGTCGGCGACTACATCTGGCTTGAGTGCCTCGCGGAGGAGATCTTCGCTCTCGACTCGGACGCTCGCTACGTCTCGGCGAATATCTCCGTGGCTACCGGCACGGACGAGGCGGTTGTCTACTACGAGCTCAGCGGCGGTCGCGCCTTCACCGGCCTGACGGCGGAGAGCGTTGCGTGATCGCCCTCCTTGTCGGGGACGCTTCGGGCCATGCTCTACTCTCTCCTGAATGAGCGCCTCCGGGCGGGTTCGGGCAATAGTCCGTCCCGCCCATTTTGAACGATGGCCGACCTCTCGATCACCGCAGCGAATGTTGCGCCTGCCGCGAACGCGGTCCTGTTGACGGGAACGCTCGCGGCGACGTCCACGCAAG